GTAAACACCCAAACATTTTTCCCAGCATCTTCCGGGGCTGGACACTTGTATTTCTCTTCAAACTCAGCAGTTTTAACTTTCTTAATACTCAAAAGTGTATCAAGAGATTTACCGTAGGCTTCTAGCTCATCACAGTAGTCTTCATCTGTAAGAACCAAGGAGCACTTCCATTCGTTAGGTTTCAGAGGAGCACCGGGTTTAACGAATGCTTTTACTGGCTCTGCCATTTGGCAGAATACAACGGTTCCAAAAACCTTGGTAAAGTCTTGTGTGTTTGACATAAATTTCCTTTTAGATGATTAATAAACGAATAATCTCAAGTGAATTGTAGAGATCAACCAATTATAACAGCAGTCCTAATGCTATTTCAGCCGTCGGACACCTTAGCTTTAACCCTTGTAAGACGCGCCTTACTTGGAGCTATATGCTTGTTTACATCATGCTATCAAGAAAGTGAACAGGGCACCACTCCTGCATGGTACTGTAATGACGTACCTCACAAAGCCACCCGCACGAACCTAGAAGCGAGTGAACTGCTTTCTTCCCCGGTTTAGCATCCCGGTATATTTCTAGTTTTTGCGTGCTCTGCTTAGAAAATCCACGCCGTCACTTTCTTGATAACCCCCAGTCTGTACTGGGTGTTTGTATTATAACCTAGTTACTCATCTTCTTCAATATAGTAGTACGCATGGTAGTGAATATTACAGAAAATCTCTGCTTCCTCTTCAGTGTCAAAAGAAGCAATTCTATTTTCCCATGTTTCACCGCCAAGACCATAAATTTTGTCTTTTACTACGAACATAACTTTCTCCTATCTAATATTGGTATCCAGTGGAGGTATCGAACCTCTTGTCATCCATCCTCTTGTTTAACGACACAACTTTAGAAGAATTGTAGAGGGACACTGGATATTGTTTATTCAATCCACGTATTATACATGAACTTCTATCTGAGAACAACATCGTTTAGTAAAAGTTAAAATATACATAATCAGCGTCAGTCTTTTACTACTGTTACCTTTCCACATTGCTTTTGGTGTAGTACCGAAAGCTGTATTTAGGCTATTCCACCAGAGATAAGCGTCGCGTTTGTTCCCGTTCAATAACTGCAGGATACGTGCGTTCATCTTGGTTTTCTTATTGGTGATCATTTATGCTTTTTTTGTTTATTGCTTGGATTCTACCAGAATTACCCGACTAGAACATACCGCACTTTACTTAACTTGAAACAATCAATACAGTAATGGCTGTTAGGAAGAATAACTCCATTGTCTATCATTTTTACTAGAACATCTCCGCGTTCAGCCCACAGGTTAACGTCAATAACAATCATAGCTGGCTCCTGTGTAGCATCATCTGCTCGTGCGTATATCTGACCTACAGCAATGTTGTACTTCTGGTAGTCATAGAGAGTGTCTAGTGGTTGTCCATCTGGTTGTTCCGGGGCTGAGAAGTCCAACTCAAGTTGTTGCATTTCTTTAGGTTCTTGCATCTTGGGTTTAATCCTGAGTTGGTCTGGTTGATAGTACATAGCATTACCGTAATAATTAGATGCGCTTAGTATCCCACAATAAGGCAGGTCGCGCCATGTGCCATCCTCTTGTATACCTTGGATTTCTTCGTTCTGTTCTACCCATTTAAGGGCGAGGTGGTATGGGTGTTTATTGGGTTGCATTTTGGGTTCCTTTAATTGTTAGCAGTTGGTTTATTCACTGTTTTGTTTGTATGACTAGAGTGTAGCATCAATTGCGTCTGTAATATCAACTCTACTTCTTTTATTTAGGATGCTACTGATTGTTGTTCTTGGTTTACCCATACTCCGAGCAACCTCTGATAGTCCTTCACCTGATTTAACACGAGTGTAGCACTCTTTAACTTGATCCACTGTAAGAATAACAATATTTGCGTCAGTTGTACGTTTGATCATCCGTCCTTCTTTGTGAGCGTGCTTGATGTTATCAGAACCTGAAATCCACTCAAGATTGTCTACGTGGTTATTCGCTTTGTTGCAATCCTTATGATTTACTTGAGGAAGATTCTCAGGGTTTGGTAGAAAGTACTCAGCTACAAGTCGGTGGATATGCCTACGCTTACTTTTGAATTTACCATTATCATCCTTGTATGAAGCTAACTGGATAGATAAGTATCCAGTACCATTATCTGCAAGTGACCTAAGATCACCTTTAGTGTCTACAGCGAATCCTGTATTTGATACTTTACCAGTAACCACACCGTTGAAGTAAATATCTACCCAAATTTCTGTATTCATGTTATTCCTTTAAGTTATTCCATAAGTAGCTTTTGTGCTTCTTTGATGTAGTATGAGTAATCCAAATCTTTCCAGTCAAAATCTTGGATTGAATTACAAGTCTTCACATTGTACTCTGTATCAATACCAATTCTACGATAATCCTCAGAACCTTCAAGTGGTGGCATTACTTTTATGAGCTTACCTCCATTTTTACTTGGATAGTACCTACAAATGTTCTGCTGTTTAATTTCCTCAGATTCAGTAACCAGAATAAGGCTAGATGAGCGTGGTACTTTTGTACGCAGCAAGAAGTCATACTTATCTCGGTGTAACCGAATGAACTCTTCACAATCAACACCATCAACTAGATGAGCTTTTACAGCCTTAGCAACCACCATAGATGAGTGGTTCTTTGCCCATCCTAACTTATCGTAGTCTGCGTACTCATACATTCCTTTTAATTTTACTTTACCTTTATCAGTAACACTGATGTAGTTGTTTACGTTATTAATAAACATTGCACTATATGTGTCACCTTCCATTTGTAGACCTGTCAACAACTCCCAGTCCTTAATACACTGTTCTGCTGTACTGAGGTTATCAGCATTAACAAAGAACTCAAACCCGTCAGTATTAGCCATAACAACCTCAGCATCTGTTTTAATAATCAACTGCTCAATCAACATACTCAATAGCATTTGACCACCGACAGTAATAGACATTGTGTACTGTGGGTCATACAGAGGGCTGAACTCATTACCACTGTCTCCGTAGACTCCGTTGAGTGCTAGTTTAAGTGCAGCATTAGCTGCAGAACCCTTTGGTTGCTCTTTTCGCATCTGATAGAGTTTACTATAGGTTGTACAAAATGCTTCACCTAAGTGTGCAGGTGCAATGTTATTCACAATAGCTAAGTTAGGATAGTAACTAGCTACATCGTATGTTTTCAGTGGTCGCTCTATTGTACCCCTATGAACACCTGATTTAGCGGTATGGATGCCACCAAGACCATAGTCGTATCGTAGGCCATTAACTACAGCATTAAGTGTCTCAGCGACGCGCCAGCAACCCCAGTATGACAACTTAGGTGTTCTACACTTCTTTGGCTTACCTTTTGGTTCACCAAACTCGTCTACTGGTTGTTCCATCACATGATTACCATCCTCATCAAGCAGGTACTCTGTGGCTTTTAATTCCTCAACAGCAACCCAACCTTTAGTATGATCTATCATGAACTCTTGTAACTCTTGATCTGTGGGTTTACCTTTAAACTTCTTGCGTTTAACTACCATTTCAGCGTACTCTGATAAAGAACCTAAATCACCCTCATCAATATCTGAGAATGCACCCTTAGTTTCAGTGATGGTCTGTTTCTTGAACCACTCTAATACAGCCTTGAATTCAGGACGTTGAAACTCCACGTATGAAAATATGCAATCCTTAATCTGAATAGATGAACGCTTAGTCTGGTTGATCTTACGACCCCGATCAGTTTTGGTATAACAAGCACCGGGTTTCTCTTTCTCAATGCTGTTAATGAACAATTGCTTTCCAATTTTAGTGTCATTAAAGTTAGTACAGTCAAACCCAAATAAATCAGTTAACTCTTCACGTAGATTCATAGCATCTTTTGAATAGTTATAGAATTTAAGAGTCTCGGTGACATCGTGCATGTTGTATTTTATTAGAACATCAATTTGTGGTGGAGTTAAAATACTACCAACAGGGAATGGTAAATCTTCAATATTATTGGAGCGCATATTAAATTCCAGCATTTTAAGGCTTGTACTACGTGCTCTGTTATCAAAGTGGTGAATCAAGAATAAGTCAACTTGTGGAAGAATAACCTCTGAGTCTTTGATCTTTGAACCAAAACGGTCATCACCAGTTTTATTAATTAAACGCATTGCCTCATCGTAAATTTGACTTGCTTTAAGTTTAACTTCCTTTTCTTTCTTGAATGCAGTCTTTGCTTTCTCAAGAATAAAGTGTATTACTGGATAGTCAAATCCAATATTATTGAATCCTACGAGTCGGCAACCTGTTCGTTTAATGTTACGAAGGAACTCTAGTAGTTCAGTAGTTTGGTTCTTACGGTCTGAAATCTCAAACGATACACCACCTTTACCATTCATATAAATGGCAGAAAAGGTAAACACAGTAGGAAAAGTTTCAATGTCATAGATGTAGTCTTTGTACTTGCTCATATTTCTCCTTAAATTATGAAACGATTCTACCATAGAAAAAGCCCACCGAAGTGGGCCATTGTTTAGAAGTCAATCACGACTGCTGCTTGATTTGAAACTGACTGTATCTGTTGTGCATCTGTACCTACAGTCTGTTCAATGTATGGGTTAGTCGTTGCGTACATGTGTGTTGTAACATGGTCATATCGTAACCATCCGGCTTCACCAGTATTACCAGTTCTGCGGCATTTTACTAGCTGTAGCTTAGTGCTCGACTTTTTGACCGGACACTCGTTCATCTTATCCCGAGAAATTAAAATAGTATTAAACGCAATCTGATTGATACTGGAGCTGCCCATCAACTGATACTCGGTGACAGCATGAGGGTTCTCTTCAGAGGGCTTTTTCATGTGTGACACTGCAATTACACAAGTATTAGTCTCCTTTGCGAACTTCAATAACGTATCCATGAAATTAATAATAGCAGCGTTATCACTACTATTCACGCCCGCTTGAATTGGGTCAATAATGATTACATTACAGCCTTCTGCTTTAGCTAAATAGTTAAGTTTATCAAAGATTTCGCTCGTACTAATACTACCTTGATGGTCAACATATACGAACTGATTCTTTTTGGCTAACCCATCAATGAACCTATTCTTGAGCATTGTCATATCAAGACTATCACGATTCGCTGTACGCAGATTGATACCAGCATCAAGTGAAAGTAAGTCACGTACAACTTCTCGTTTTGTACTTTCAAGATATAACGCTCCAACCTTGAATGATGTGTTCTCAATCAGATGATAAACAAGATTTGAAATGATAGAACTCTTCCCAATCGACGTCAACGCCCCAATGATCGTGATTTCACCGAGTTCTTGGCCTCCATTCATCATTTCGTTCAGGTGACTCCATGCTGGTGGAAATGGAATCTTAATATTCGAGTCCTCATCCTCAAAATCATCCCACATTTGATCTAAGTGCAATACGTCAACTCGACTAAACGGTTCAGCTTTCCAGAATACCTGTTTCAATTCAGCTTTACGGTCAGCTTTTAAAAGGTCACTTGCATCTTTTGCATCCTTTGGGAACTTCGCAATGAATGCTTTACCATGAGGTAATAGTCGTGCTGCTTCTTCCATGTAACGCTGGCCGGGTTCATCTGCATCAAATGCCAAGATAACCTTTTCAAATCCACATAGGTATTCGTAGTTCGCTTTGAACTGCTTAATGATGCTACCATCTCCTGCTGTAACTGAAACACAAGGTGTCCAATACTCAGTATTATCTTTACCAGAGCGAAGAACTTCCGCAAAACTCATTGCATCTTCTTCCCCTGTGGTTACGACAAGATACTTTCCAGATGAAGGGAATGCACTCTGACCAAAGAATTCGTTTGTTGCTTTTGTATTACCAATTCCGATAAAAGTCTTTGGAATTGTTCGCTTCTTATATCCTACAATTTTACCATCTGAGGTAATTGGGTAATGTCTAGATACTACATCGTATTTGTTCTCAAGTTCAGTATGTACGCTGTACTTTGCAGAAACAATGCTTGTAATTCCACGGTCTTTCCAACCTCGACAATCGATTGTCTCAATGTTGGTAAAATCTACTGGTTCTTTTTCAATGTAACTACGTTCAGGTTCTTGCATTTTTACTCCATGTTCTTCAAGTTTTGATTGTGGGAAATAACTATGACAACTCCAACAGAAAGCGTCAATTGTTGTTTCTTTATCCTCGTGTGGTTTTGCATACACAGCCATTGCATCGCTACTATTGCAGTTGTCTCCAATACAAGCAGTATGATACAGCAATTCACCTTCAGTTTGGTTCTTATCGAACTTTGACATCAATATCCTTTCCTTCGTTTAAATCCACATAATACCTCCGTAGAACCTCCCGAATATCCCTCGCGTAGTACTTCGCAAGTAAGCCTCATCCTTGAGGATTCGTCTTTACAGCATCGCTTACACCACACATACTGAACCTTCTCAGCAGAAATTCTAACATCTCAATCGGTGTATCAGCTACTAGCATATTAAGAAGCCTCATCCTTGAGGATTCGTCTTTACAACCACATTTACACTCGGTGAACTCCGCGATGTTACTTCCGAGTTCATACGCAGGTCTAATCATCTTTTACTTCCTTATTCTTCACCTGTATTCAACTCAACCTCTTCTACACTGTAGTAATCTCCGTGGTTATCCATCCACTTCAGGGCTGTCTCTTCAGTATACATGCCACTAGCAATTAGGCGTCCAATCTGCTCATTTCTCGCTACTGTATTTACTTCAGTGCATTTCTGTTCTGCATTTTTAGGATTGTCATACATGTAACATACTTCATAACCTAGGTCAACCCAGTATACGACCATGTAATACATTTTTCGTTTAGCAGTTTGTTCTATCACGTTCTCTCCTATTCATGTCGAATTAAAAATGTATTACTGACAACTTTAAAGCTCAGGTTACTCTTCATGTGCTTATACACATAACCCTCTCGAATACTACTTGGATTAATCCCAGACATACCATCAGCATCCTCTAGAAGCTCTTGAATGGTGCCTACAATCGTTCCAACACATACCAGAGGTACATGAGGTACACCTAGCTCTTTACATAGCGTGTACGCCTCTTGTGGCAGCAGGTAGGCACCTTGCTTAATATCAAAGATATTGTAAAGCATGAACCGCTGGTCTTGGAGCTTGTAGAGATTACCACTTATTCCATATCCGTAACCTTCACCTTGAAAGGCCAAGTTACGACCTGTACTTTTAATCTTATTGATTAGATCGTAACTTTTAACAATCCTCCAATAAGTGTTTGTCTCGTCTTCCTTTAGTTCAAGATTTCTGGAGCAAACACCATATTCTTCTCCGTTTACAAAAACTGTAAGACTCGTCCCATGAACCTTCTCAGTTTTCTGCCACATTGACTTGTCAACTAACCACCCACTAAAATCATTAGTTAGATTTTGCAGACGTTCTTGGGCCGTTTTTGGAATAAATGCAGGGAACTTACCTTTAGCGTCAGCAGATACGAACTCTTCTGGTGCCTCCCACTTGATGATGCCTAGCGGATAAGTTAAATCTAATCCCTCAGTTAATTCAGATTCTATATTAGAACATATCGATACTGGTAAAATAAGCCCTTGGGAGATTTGTTTTTTAAACTTACGAGTTGTTAATCTTTCACCAGATAATCCAAGATAGGTTTTGGGTTCTTTCCCATTAGATAGTGCAGGAAAAAGTTCATTACTTACCCACGAGTCTATTTCTATATACACAATTAAATCACCTACACTAAATTGTTCTTTACTGGCTACACACCACCAGTTATTGACGCGATAGGCTTGGATTCTATCGGCCTGATCTATGTCTTTAATCTCAGTAATACGTTGGATCGATGCAAGCTTGCGATTTTTATTTTCACTCATAATTACCACCTATTCATAGTTACCATTGTTTGTAAAATTCTTATGTGCAAGCAACCTATAGTGCTCAATACATAGTTTTGCGTCTTCTATATTATCAAACGCACCTAAGTGGATTCTTTTAGTATTTGTTTGAACCCTTGCTATCCATTTATTTAGCTTACTTGAGAAATTTACACCCTTAATACCAGACGTATTATCTCCTCTTATTTTTGCATTTTGCGTATTCTCGTAGTGGTTTGCTTCCCTGAGATTACTAAGCGAGTTGTTCTTTCTGTTCCCGTCTATGTGGTCTATATAACAAGCAGGCCACTCTCCGTAAACAATACACCAAATTAACCTGTGTAATAAATAGATATTACCATCTACTCTTGCAGCTAAATAACCAGAAATATGGTTAGTCCCTACAATTGATCCCTCGTTAAATTGTGCACGTTTAATCTTTCTTGTTACTAAACCAGTAGACGAATCATAAATGAATAATTCATTAATACGTTTAACATCTGTAAATTTTCTCAAGTTATTAACTGATCCTCTGCGTTTATATAATTCCATTATTCCCCCTTTTTTATTTATTTAGTCCGTTCTTTAATGCGTTGTTTGTTGATTTCAAGTGCTGCTACAGTAGGAGTATAACCCCAAAACATGTTCTTCTCAATACCTTTGTGTAATTCTTCTTTAGGTATTTGATTACAAGTATAGCCTCTTGTTCTAAGCTCATCACACAACAAGGAATAACGCTCAGAAATAAATCCCAGTCTGTTGTAGAAGAACTTCACATGCCCCGTACCCAAAACATAATTTTCTGGCTGCTTTACGTGGTGCATCCCGTACTGAGCCTTCCTAGCTAGATCAAACACACGGGTAATCTCGTGCTTTTCAGCTAATAGGTGTTGCCTAGAAAGTTCAGATGGATGAACGAGATTGATACGTGTCATGGTTATTCCTATTTAGTCCAGATTAATCCTCAAGTGTACCACCAACTCCAATGTCACAGCAGATTGTACCATCGTCTAATGTGAATTCACTTACAGTGTAAGAGCCCCTGTAGAACATGCAGTTAAACCCATCAGATACTGTAACGATTGTGTCTGCATCGAATGTACTCAACTCAGCAATCAGTTCTTTTACTGTAGTTGTCTTAGTCGTTTGTTTCTCTAGCCCCATTTATCTCTCCTTAGTGATATTCAAAGTAACCTTACATTTATTCTCCTCATTTATAGCTTGTTGTGCAGCTAAACGTGTACTGAATTGTACATAATTCTGAGTAAAGAAAGTAAGAGCTGTATAGCTAGGTAATCTGCTTTTACTCATTAAGTACAGCCAGAAGTTCCCTGTGAAGACACCCTTGAGTGTAAAACGACGTGCTCCATAGGTTACACCTTTATCTGATTTGAATTTAACAATCTTGTATTTGAATAGCGATTCCATTATTTTACCTCAGTCTCAAGAATTAGGATTTCATAACTATATAGACTACTGTCTGCTTCAGATACCCTAAGAAGTTCATTACCATCTTTCTCAGCTTTAAATACACAATGGTATGCACCAATTATATCTGTGGTGGTTTCACAATCTAAAGTGCTAAGTAGTGCAAGTATGTGAATCTTCATTAGATGTCCCTTTCATCTCTAATCCCTACAAAAATTGTAGACTTATCTTTTGTTATATCCAAGAATACAGGTAGGCGTGGCACATCCACAGCGCCAATCGGAAAGTGCTTAATCTTGCATAGCTTACCTAGGAGTGTATCACGGATAGACCAGAGTTCATCTCTGAGCTTATCATCAAAGCCTGTACCTACGTTGAACGTCTTGTTATCATGTGTTCTAAGTACCAATGCACCCAGCGTATCCAGTGGAATCATGCCAGCTTGATGTGAGCTACGCTTAGTTCTACCGAGTTCATTAATCTGTGCTTCATTAGAGTTATGGTACTTCGGTTCGTAACCTACAATAACGAACTCCTCGTCCGTGAAGGATTTTACCTTCATTAACTCTGGGTTCTTCGTGCCTGATCTACCACACTTATACATACCGTTAGCGTCACGCACCATCAGTCCTTCAGCACCCTCAATTACTGCGCGTGTCTCCTGCTGCTTAATCTCAGAAGCCTCTACAGACCAATGTTGCACAAGTACTAGGTTAGGTATACCTGCGTTCTTTACAAGCTCAGATAACAGCCTGTAACGCTCTTTAAACTGCACTCCCGGAATATAGAGATCGAAAGCATAGACGGTGAACTCCGGTTGTCCTTCAATACGCATACAACTGGATGTGCTCCGGCTGAATACATCCTTAGCAAATGGAGCACCCACGATTAACTCGCAGTCAATACGCTCTAGAATATCCCCATGTTCAGTAGCAAATGCTTGGATGCTTTTATTCGGGATGAGCTTCAGGCTACGACTGTAAGCTGTACCTGAGAAGAATGTACATCTCAATCCGTCAAACTTTTTACTGCACATCAGCTCTTTTGGCAAGGACTTCACCTTGTTAATGTCAATAGCTAAACTCGGTTTAAACTCAAATGGGTGCATCAATTTTCTCCTACTTTAAATATACGGTACTTCTTATCATTCACCTTGAGATATAAACCGCCGTACTTATACAGCTTAGGTGTCTGCCAGATTAGTTTAATATTGAAACGGTTCATATTCGTAGTCCAGTTCACCTGTGGTTAATCTGTTAAGCAACGCTTTAGCTAAATTATCTTTACCAAATATCTCTACTGCGTCATCATAAGCATCAGACAATATCTGCAGTTCTATCTCTAGGTCGCGAATCTTACTTTGCTGCT